TTTAAAAGATACCACAGCGAAGAGTGAGCTCATACAGTTACTAAAATGATACTGCTTCTGATCACTGTGAAAACAGTGAAGATTGTATAATTATAATACACTATCAAACTAGTAAAATCTGAATCTAATGAAAACAAGAAAAAAAGAAATTCTTCCTCACTCAGATAACGTGAGTAGTTTAAAGAGTTTAGGGTCGGCTGGTACAAGATACAGATACACTGATCCTGATCCTTCTCTACTCGAAACTTTTCCCAACCAGTACCCTCATCGAAACTACAGGGTAGAATATGTTTTTACAGAATTCTCATCACTGTGTCCTAAAACAGGTCAGCCTGATTTTGCTACGATTACAATAGCATACATTCCTGATAAACTCTGTATTGAAACCAAGAGTCTCAAGACATACTTTCTCTCCTACCGACAGTATGGAACTTTCATGGAAACTCTTACTAATAGAATTCTTGAAGATTGTATATCAGTTTGTAAACCTCGGTGGATGGAGATAACAAGTAATTTCAATGCCAGAGGAGGAACTCTTATCAATGTCAAAGCTCAGTATACTCTCTCTAAATGAAACCTGTTAAACTCTATTTTGCAGGAGCCTGGGCAGGTAAGTGTTCTACCAAGGAAGTTGAACTTGGTATAAAGAACAAACTTGTATCTTATATTTACCCAGATCAGTTAGAATCTTGGCTTCAGGTTACACAAGGCAGAGAAGGTAATATCATACTCGATTCAGGGGCTTTCTCTGTGTGGAAAAGCAACAAAACTATCAACATTGATGACTATATTCGTTACGCACATGAAGCAATTGAAAGAGGAACAAAAGATGGAAAAAAAGTTAGAGTTGTTAATTTAGATGTCATCCCGGGTAAACCAGGAGAAACAGAAAATCTGAATAAGCTCATTACAAGTAATACAATTCGTCAGAGAAATCAAGAACTGATTGAGGAAGCTGCTAGACAAGGATACAAAAACTTAAAGATCATGGTTTCAAATGGTATCATTCCTATTCATGTGTATCATCAAGGGGAGAATATAAAGTGGTTAGATAGAATGCTTAAGTATACTAACTATATAGGTATATCTCCTGCTAATGATGTATCTGTTGATAGTAAAAAGGATTGGATTCACTCTACATTTGAGTATCTTTACAAGATCGGAGTGATTGATAAAGTAGATACCCATGGGTTTGCAGTTTGGATCCCTGAAATTCTAAGAGAATTCCCGTGGACCAGTTGTGATGCAGCTACTTGGAGGTTAGTAGCAGCCTGGGGAGGTATCTACTACCCTACAGGAGGGTTTAAAAGTCCTACTTTCTCTGAAGAATTACTAAACAGCTCATTTGAAACATTTGGTGTATCAAGTAAGAGAGTAGGGAAAGGATTAGGTAAACTCACTCCGAATCGTTTAGAACAGTTACAGAGAGATGGATACAGCTATGATGACCTACAGAAATGGGAGATAAGAGCAGAAATCAATATAAAGTTTTTTCTAGCACTTGAGAAATGGCTCAATGAATACAAAAAAGAAAAAGAGTATAAACCTTATAATAGATTATTGTAATGAAAATCAACAGAGAAACTCTACGAAAAGCACTAGAAACAGTCAGACCCGGACTTGCTAACAAGGAGGGTATAGTAGAACAATCAACATCATTTGTTTTCATGAGAGGAAAGGTAGTTACCTTCAATGATGAGATAAGTATTAGTTATCCTGTTGAAGGATTGGATATCGAAGGAGCTCTTCCTGCAGATAAATTATACCCCCTCCTAAACAAGATAACAAAAGACGATATTGAAATCATCATTGATGATACTAAGAAAGAGATCATTATTACAGCAGGTAAGATGAAAGCAGGAATAGTTTTACAACCTGAGATTAAACTTCCTTTGAAAGAAGTTGCTCCTACAAATGAATGGAAAGAACTACCTGAGAATTTTATTCGGTACATGAAGTTTGCAGCAGCTTCCTGTAGTAAAGATTTAACTCGACCTCTCCTTACTACTGTACATGTTAACAAAAAAGGATATATTGAGGCTACAGATAGTCGACGTCTCACAAGATGTTACCTTACAGAAGATCTTCCTGTTAATACTTTTCTCATTCCTTCATCCTCTGTAGAAGATATTGTTAAGTTCAACCCTACAAAAATTTCTGAAGGAGCGAAAGGATGGATACACTTCCAAACTGATGATAAGGTAACAATATCTTCTCGCATATTCGATGAAGATCAGTATATGGATATCACACCTCTTTTACAAGTAGAAGGGGAAGAAGTAATACTTCCTGATGTAACACGAGAGATTCTGGATCGTGCAATTGTATTTGCAAAAAGAGAAGATGTTCTAGAAGAGAGTATACAGATGACTCTCGAAAATAAAAGATTAAAACTCAGTAGTTCTTCCAAACAAGGATGGTTTGAAGAAGAAGTAAACATACGTTACAAAGGTAATCCTATATCAGTTTTAATTACACCTTACTCACTGAAAGACATCTTATCAGAAACTTCTCGATGTGTCATCTCTGAGAATAGAATAAAATTTGAAGGAGAAAACTGGATCTATGTAGCTGCACTGTTAAAGAAGTAATTATGCAAGAGGGCTTTTTCACAAAAAAAGAAACTGAATCTAGATCTCGTCCTACGGGACATATACTTAGTTGTTATAGTTGTGGGTTATATCGGAAAGCAAAGACTCACAAGATGGCTCCTTATGGAAAATTCAGAAAGAAGATTCTTTGTATAGGTGAAGCTCCAGGCGAAGTAGAAGATCAACGAGGCAAGCCTTGGCAAGGACGGACAGGACAACTCTTAGAGAAGACCTTTCAACAACTTGGAATAGATTTATTCGAGGATTGCTTGAATATAAATGCTTGTTGGTGTAGACCTGTAGCAGAAAATAATGAGGAAAATCGTGCTCCAACTAATTATGAAATGGATTGTTGTAGACGTTTTGTATTACAAATTATTGATCAATACAAACCAAGTGTTATCATACCACTTGGAAGTGCCGCAGTGTATAGTCTATTGAATCACCGTTGGCGATTGGATTCATTACAAGGAATTACACGCTGGCGGGGTTGGACAATACCAGACCAAGACTTTGGAACATGGATTTGTCCTACATTTCATCCTAGTTATATAGAACGTTCGGAGGACGGAGCTGAGAGAACTATCTGGTTACAAGATTTAAAAAGAGCCTTACAAAAACTAGAAGAGCCTTTTCCTCAATTCGTTAAACCTAGGATAGATATACTCAATGGTGATTTAACACCTTTATGTGACTTCAATCTAGGTAATAATGATAATCCTCTAGGACAAGTTGTAGCAATTGATTTTGAGACTACTGGATTAAAACCTCAAGCTCCAGGTCATCGAATTATTTGTGTTGCTGTAGCTGATTCTTCTAATCATGCTTTTGTATTTATGCTACCACCAGTAGTTAAAGATAGAAAACCTCTGATAGATTTGTTAGAAAATTCTAACATTGGAAAAATAGCACACAATATGAAATTTGAATACACTTGGAGTATAGATCGTTTGAAAACACCGATACGTAACTTCAAGTGGGATGCTATGCTTGCAGCACATGTGTTAGATAATCGTAAGAGTATCACAAGTTTGAAATTTCAAGTCTATGTAAATTTTGGTATAATTGATTATAGTAGTATGACAGAGCCTTACCTTGAAACGATAGCTAATAGTACTAATGCTTTGAATAGAATACAAACACTCATTGCAAATGAAGATGGTAAACGTCAATTGTTAGAATATTGCGCACAGGATGCAGTCTATGAATATCGTCTTGCAAAGAGACAATGGGAAACAATAAGTGATTGGATATGAAACCCATACTTTCATTTCAAAATCAACCTTTTCCACAAGTATTTAAGATGGTTCTGGATTTTCATCTGCAAGAAGGAGCTACTATTCTTGATACAACTCCAGGGATGCGTTATTCTTGGAAGAAATATGAGCAGAATATAAAATATAATGACATCCAATTCTTTAAAGAAAAAGAGTATAACATATCCTATCTTTACACACCAATTGAAAAGTTATTCGATCTTCCTATGATTTTTGATGCTTTGTTTTTTGATCCTCCTTATATTTTTGGCACAAAAGGAAAAACGACAGATCCAAGAGAAGAAGATTATGGAGCATACCAACATGACTTCAATAAAATAAGGGAAATATTTGAAACAGCAAATACTGTTTTTCCATCAATATTAAAACCAGATGGCAAACTCTTTGTAAAATACAGTGATGTGTTTTCTCTTACAGATCATTCTTTTTATCTATGTTGTAGTATATGGCCTAATATATTAAGTAATTTTCATGTCATAGATCATTATATTATTCAACATCATCATATTTCACCAACAGCTTGGCAAGTCAAAGACAGACCTTGTAGTATACTTAATTATACGTATTTAACAGTGTTTAAAAAAAATGAATCCGAGAGAAGAAGCATATAAATTACTACATGAAGGAATTTTAGCTCTTGCAGAAGTAGAACGATCAGGCATACGAATAGATCTTGATTATGTTCAAAGAATGAAATTACATTTAACACGAAAGATTGAGAAACTTGAAAGGGAGTTCAAAAGTACCAAATTTTATAGACGTTGGGAACATACTGTGAAAGGGAAAGTCAATATCAACTCTAGTGTTCAACTTGCACATTATCTCTATGGTACTTTAAAATTAAAAACTGAACGATTAACTACATCGGGTCAATATTCTACTGATGAAGATTCTTTACTTTCATTAAACATTCCTGAATTAAACAACTTAGTTAAAATCAGGAAGCTAAGAAAAATAAGAGATACTTACTTAGAAGCATTTGAACAAGAGCAAGTTAATGGTTATATTCACCCTTTTTTCAATCTACATCTCGTAACTACTTATAGTTCTTCCAGTGATAGTCCTAATCTACAAAACATACCAAAAAGAGATGAGGAAGCAATGCAGATATGTCGTAGAGCATTCTATCCCCGTCCAGGTCATCAACTACTCGAAGTTGATTTCAAAGGTATGGAAGTTTCTATCAGTGCTTGTTATACACATGATCCTACAATGATTAGATATTTAAGAAACACATCTTCTGATATGCATTCTGATATGGCACGACAGCTCTTTTTAATTGATCAATTTGACAGAACAAAAGTTGGACATAATATTCTAAGGCAAGCAGCTAAAAATAGTTTTGTTTTTCCACAATTTTATGGAGACTATTATCGTAATTGTGCTGTTGGATTATGTAACTGGGTACAGTTATCAACAAGGAACAGCTGGAAGAAAGAAGATGGAATAAAAATAGATAATACCACTATTGCAGAACATTTAATCAGTAAAAAAATCAATTCTTATCAAAGCTTTGAAGAACATGTTAAAAAAATTGAAGATGACTTCTGGAAAAATCGTTTCCCCGTTTATGCACAATGGAAAGAACGACAGTGGAATAATTATAAAAAGCATGGTTATATTGATTTTCTGACTGGTTTTCGTTGTAGTGGAGTGATGAGTAAAAATGAAGTACTTAATGCACCTATTCAGGGTACAGCTTTTCATTGTCTTTTATGGTCATTGATACAATTGAATAGAAAATTTCATGAAGAATGCCTAGATTCGAGGATTATCAATCAGATACATGATAGTATGTTAATCGATTTATGTCCAACAGAATTAAAAAAGGTAATCTCTCTGGTAAATCATATAGTTAGTGAAGAATTGCCAAAAACGTGGGATTGGATTATAGTTCCAATGCAAGTAGATATGGAAATTTGTCAAGTGGATGAATCTTGGGCAGAAAAGAAAGAATTGAAAATTGTATAATATAATAAAAGAAAAAGAAATGAAAAATATCAATGATGAAAAAATCCCTAAAGAGATTCTTAGAGAATTTAACTTTAAATATCTTCAAGAACAACTCGAAGAAGAGTTTTTTGCTCTTTGTACCCGTAAGATAGTAGAAAAATCCTCTCTTTCTATTTTAAATGAAGTACTCAATGAATCCTTGATCGAGTTAGAAAAAAATACTAATATGTTAAAGCTTGCATTAGAACTCTCAATAAAAGAACAAAAGATGGAACATTCGTCTGAAGAATTACAATTACAAATAGTTGAAGAGGCTATTTCTAAAATGAAGGAAGACGTCTTTAGCCGTATAAAAACAGCAATTTTGAATGCTTTTTATAATAATAAAGATAATAATTAAATATGAGTCTTTACAATAAATATCGTCCACAGACACTTGATGAGATTCGAGGCAATACTACTCTAGTTGCTACTTTGAAAAAGATGTTGGAAAACAAAACTACTTGTCCGCATGTTTTTCTCTTCCATGGTGCTACAGGCACTGGCAAAACTACACTGGCACGAATTGTAGCACGAGAACTTGACATCAAAGGTTATGATTTACAAGAAATCAATTCTGCTGATTTTCGAGGAATTGATACTGTAAGAGATGTAATACGTAGCAGCCAATTCATGCCTCTCGAAAGTAAAAGTAGAATGTGGATTATTGATGAAGTTCAAAAGTTGACAAATGATGCTCAATCGGCATTATTGAAAATACTAGAAGATACACCGCCACATGTATATTTTGCTCTTTGTACGACAGAGCCTCAAAAGATTTTAGACACCATACGAGGACGTTGTCAACAATTTCAAACTTCACCTCTAACAGAACGTGAGATGTATGGCCTATTAAGACATATAGTTCATTCGGAACAAGAGGAATTAACACGTGATGTTTATGATCAGATCATATTAGATAGTATGGGATTGCCTCGTAATGCAATACAAATACTTGAACAAGTGCTGAATGTTCCGGGAGAACAAAGGTTAGAAGTAGCACGAAAGACAGCAGAACGACAATCTCAAAGCATCGAACTATGTCGAGCTTTAATCAATAACTCCAGTTGGAAAGAAGTCTCACGAATACTTAGTGGTTTAAAGGATCAAGATGCAGAGAGCATACGTAGGCATGTAATGAAATATTGTGAGGCTGTGTTATTGAAAGGAGAGAATGATCGTGCAGGACTTGTTTTGGAACAGTTCTGGGATCCATTCTTCAATACCGGCTTTTCAGGACTGGTGTATTCATGCTACGCAATAGTAAGAAAATGAACCGATAAAAGTTTTTAAACTATTAATAAAATTTTTGTATAATATATAAAAAAAGCAACACTATGGATTACGAAAAAGATATGCAAATAGAGGAAGATGCACTTGATCTGGAGTGCCTCGAACAAGCTCGTCTGATGTTAAGATATTGTCAGTTAGCAGCGAGGCTTGAAAAAGAGGAAGATTTAGCAAAGGAAAACCTGAATCTTGTCAAAGCAGAAATAGACAAAGACATAAGAACTAATCCTGCTAAGTATGGTATTGATAAAATAACAGAAGGTGCAATAGCAAATGCTATTATCATGGATCCTCGTTATAAAGAAGCAAGTCAGCATTATATAGATGCACGATTTGAAGCTAACGCAGCTGCTGGAGCTGTTAAAGCATGTGAACAAAGAAAAAGCATGCTTGAGACATTAGCCAGGCTTCATGGTCAACAATACTTCGCCGGCCCTGCTGTGCCACGAGATATTGTAAAAGAACGAGAAAAACGAATGAAAATCGAAAATGAGATGGCAACAATTTTAAATCGTAAAAGGACAAGACAATGAGAATAATGATACGTTTTATTATCTGTACTTTAATTGTAATAATGTTATTTTTTGCATTTGACTATTTCTTTTCACGTCTTCGGATGCGTAATTGGTTAAAAGAAATAGAAAAATATTTCAATGAAAAATATAATGATGAATTTAAAATAGAAGAAAATGGAAAAGAAGAAAACTAATTTTAGAGATTTAATTACAAGAGACCTTGCTCAGAAAAAGAGTGAGGCATCAACCTACGGTTATCTCCGGTTACCAAAAGATGTAAAAGTCTTTACCCCACCGTTGGAAGGTCGGGTGAAACTGGATTTCTTACCTTATATTGTAACAAGTGAATTTCACCCTGACAGAGATCCTGAGTCGGGCAAAGCAATGCCAGGAACTCTATGGTGGAAGCGTCCTTTCAAGATTCATCGTAACATTGGTACGGGATCGGAAAGTGAAACGGTAGTTTGTCCAACATCTATTGGACTAAAATGTCCTATTTGCGAATACAGAGCAAAGAAAATACGAGAGAAAGCTGATAATGAAATTATCAAAGCTTTGAAACCGTCTAACAGAGTTCTTTACATAGTAATGCCCGTTGATGAAGAAAAGTATGAGGAGCGACCTTATATTTTCGACATAAGTTATGCAATGTTTGAGAAGAAGCTAAATGTTTATCTTGAAGAAGATGATTCTTATCGTATCTTTCCTGACTTAAAAGAAGGATTAACGTTGAAGATACGTTTTGAAGAGAGACAAATACCAGGTTCTCAACCTTTTCC